TCGGCAACGCCCACGACGACGCCAGCAGCCTCTAAATTCTTTGCGCCCCACGCAACCGCTAATCCTGTATATGTGACAGCCATAATTTCAGCTTTCGCTTATCTCTAATAAACTAGGTCTAACGCACAACATACGATGTCAAGCTCTAGGGTGTTTTTTAGCTTCCTGCCCTCCACCTCAGACTTCTCTCCGGCCTTGTGAACCGCCACAACGCCAAAATCATCCACGGCATTTCCAAGGGTTTCGTTTAAGTCATCCACCCTGAATGCGTCGAATATCGTGGACACTCTTGTCCTGTGGGCGGAAAGGCTGTGGGCATCGGCATCACTCGCTACAACCACATCCAGGCGAACACGATCCAAGCCGGTGTCAACTATCTCCTCCCCGCCAGAGGATGCCTTGCAAACCGCGTAGGGAAGCGAAAGGCTTTCGTCCTCGATTCCCGTGTTGGATGTCAGTCCGCTTAAATTTAACCCGTCCACCACGGTCTTTGCGGCGGCTTCCACTTTGCTTAGGAGGTCCAGGAATGGTGCGGACATTAAGGCCTCCTCCGATTGAGTTGGTCATACTTCTTCTTCAAGTGAGCGTGGATGTCTGCGATGGTTGCTCGCATGGCGATTGCCAAGCCTTGCTCGGCATAAAACATGGGGTTTCCAGATCGGTTGTCTTTCTCATTGAACTTGTTCATGGGGACGATTGCCTCATTCCAGATTGTGCCACTAGCCAATGCGCCTGCTTTAGCCGGGATGGCCCCGCCCTTTTCCCCGCCGAAAATCTTGGCCCCATCCCTGGAATTGGAGGTCAGCAAAGCCGCCCAACGAAGCTCCCGCTCCCAGTTAATCAATGTCCTTATCGCAGGAATCCAGCCGGACTTAATAAAACCAATGGATCTTTTCCTCGCGGCAATCATCTTATCCGCCAGTTGACGAATAACGTCCCGCTTAGGAACGGGTTGCTTGTGCTGCCTGAACCTTTTAATTATGATTAACTCCGCGAATGTTTTAGCCTCACTGAAAATCTTCTTAGGCTTTTTGAGCAACCTCCCCATCTTGCCTGTCTTGGTGCTTACGTTGCGTAACGTATGCCCAACCACCACGCGCTCGTTCAACTTGTCGATACTGGCTTTGCTGGCTTTGTGAGTGAATTTAATGGCTCGCTTGGCCAAGGCAAGTAACTGGCCATTCACAACGGCCTCGTGGGACCGGCTGGTATGCTTTGCAGCCCACTGGATTGCGGCCATGAGATCGGTGGTGTCAACCCTTACGGTCAACCCTAAAGCATTTTGTGACGCCATCTGAAAGCCTTTCTGCGCGAGCCTCGGCCACTCTCATCGCCATTTCCCTTGTGCCGGACACCTGCCCGAATGCCAACCTTTGATGAAAGAAGTTTCGCACGTCCCAACGCCAAAGCCGTCGGTCAACGCGAACCGCCCGTGTCATCAGTTGGTTTATATTCCTCATGCCATTGGTAGCGTTATGTTTACTATGATGCTGGCGGCGGTATCGTCCTCGTCCACCGTCCCGACCTTGTAGGTTGCGCTTCGGAAGGTGGCCGTATCGCCCTCTGACGGGATCGTGGTGATGTCCGAACGGTTGATGGCTATGCGGACCGTCTTTTCCAATACCTCGCCGCCCTCGCCCCAATTAGACCCGCCCTCTAAGTTCATCACTAAAGCCCCGTAGGTGATGCCGCCAATCGTCACAGACTCCGTGGGGAAATCCGTGAAAACCACGGCTTGATCGGCCTTTAGTTGTCCTGGCGTTAGACCCATAAATTAAACGAGCGGGGCCATGTCAATGCCCCGCCCGTGCTACTCGGACCTTTGGCGGCGTCGTGTCGGCTTGAGGGAACGATCCTCAAGATTATCCACCGCGTCACCCTGGCTGGTTTCAGGCTCGGGTTGACTCGTCCCGGCCTTATCCGCCAACTCGTCAGGGATTATCGACCCTACCGGGAATGCCAGAAACGCGGCCTCCTTCCCTTCAGGCACAAGCTTAGTCCTGTCCTTATTCCAGTAGAGGCGTTGCGTTGCGGTCATGATGTTATTGCGTTATCGACCAAGTGATATTGGTGATATACAGGGTTTCCACATTGGTGTTCTGGATACTGGCAATCCGCAAATACCTCTGATTTCCCAAGTTGACAGAGGTGGACTGCACATTGGTATACCAGAGATGCGTTGTGGTTCCATTTTGCGGGAACGACAAAATCACGTTAGTTTTGCCTGTGTTCCACAGGATTCCGTCAATGCTGGACTCCAATCGTATCGTCGCATTCGTGACTCCAAGTGATCCGCTTGTCGTGGAATGGATGGAGAAGCCAATGCCGTTTTTCCCTACCGGGATGTTAAACACGGTTGCCGCCGCCAAGTTTGTGGTGAATTTACCGCTAATGGTATAGTTCGTCCCGGCTGCAATAAGCAGGGCAGGCCCCGTATTGGGACCGCTGAAAAACTGCGCGTTGGAGATGGAGACAAGCCCCACCATCAGCGCGAGAGATGTAATGAATTTTTTCATATATTTAGTTCCTTTCTATTAGGCGATTCCAGTGACGGTGCAGAGACCCAACGGACGGTAAACCGCCAGCGCAAGTCGCCGTTCAGCCCGGAGACAAATCCGGTTATATTGGAAGTCGGAGGCGTCGCTGTTCGTGCTGTCCAGTCGCAAGCCTTCCTTGTTCCACGCCTGGGTGGCCATTCGGAATGCACCGACAAGCGCGGTGCCCTCGGCGATAGCCGTGGTCCAAACCACAGGCTTACCCCAAAACATCGTGGGTGCGCTGAATCCGCCCTGGCCGTAAGATCCCGTGAACGGTCCGCCGCCCAGGTATTGACCATTTTTATCCGTGGACAGTTGGAAGTCCCGCCAATCATTCGGGTGAAGGATGATGTAATCCGGTTCAAAGAATCCAATGGTTCGGACCTTGGTGATGGCATGCATAATCGCATCCACCGGAGACGCGCTTTCAGGGGCTGCCTCGGTCTGGATGCCCGCTATGTTCAGCAATCCTCGAAGAACGTTGGAAGATCCATCGCCGTTCAACAGGTCATTGTCCACCTTGGACTGAACCATGTAGGTCAGCCGGTTGTTGACGTATGCCTCCATTTCGCCGTAGTCCTGGAACATTTCCTCGGTGACGCGGCCAATGACGGCGATTTTCTTCACCCCGGCATCCACTTCCTCAAGCGCAAAGCTCGCCTCAGGTTTTAATCCCTCTTCGGCGACCTTTGTTGCGGCTTGGGTGTAGGATGTTTCCTTGATGTAGCGAATCGTGGTGTTCGACGTGGTGCCGCTCGGGATGATGGATTCAACCGTCAACGGCATTTGCTCCAACAGGGTGATTCCTGGAAGTTTCTGGATGCTGGTCAAACCAGAACTGGTCAGCGTAGCGCGGGAAAAAGGAAGCTCCACGTTCATCGAACGGTAGCTTTCCTTGCTCTTGGTAGCGGACCGGTAGGATTCGCTTGCGATAAACTGCTCCCCGATGGAACGGGAATCTTTGATGGTGGGGTCAAGTACGGCCATGGCTTTCTTGGTGCCCTTGCCGGACTTGATGTGGTCCAAAACCTCGACGCGAAACACGTCGGATTCCTTGCCTTCGTCAATGGCCTTTTGAGCCACTTCACCTAACCCGAAGTCCTGACCCATCTTGAAGATGTCGCGCTGGCGTTTCTTCTCGCCTTCAGCGGCTTCAGTTCGAGCTCTCTCAGAGACCTCTTTCTTAATCTTTTCGTAGTCAGGCGGAGGCGATGCCTGGCGTTGCTGCTCGACCTTTTCGGGCGGCGTTTCAATTTCTTTATTCATGGTATTTTCTTTTGCTTTATCGCGGCCAACCCCCACAGAGGTATCGGCAGCAATGGATACGATTGAGACTTCAAACGGTTGCCAATTCGTGGCTCTCCACTCATCTTCTCCGTTATCCTTCTCGTTGATTTTCCAGTCGTTGACTTCATAGGCCACACTGGCCTGCGATCGGATACCGTCCCTTACATCCTGAAATATCTCCTCACCCAACGCCGACTTGCTGAACCTCACAGTCGAACGGCCTACGCCGTCCTTTCCGATTGCGGCGGTTTCAACAACTCCGATCTGTTGGTTTCGGTCGTGATTCAGGAGCAATGGATGCGTTCCATCGCCAAGTCTCGACAGGTCAACCTCGTCTTTGCCATGACCTAGAACCTCCATTCCGAAATGCCTTCGATAAGGCACTTCGCTTGAGAAAGCTAATTCAACGCGACGGTTTTCCTCGTCAATCGCCTCGCGCTTGAACGAGAACCCGCGTTTAAACTCTCCTGTTTTCGGTTTTAGTGTAGTAGCCATTTCAAGGCTCGGATTTTAATCCGATAGGCAAGCCAAACAGTGGCTCGACTGTCCGCAGGTCATAACCTACAAATTTCGATGTCAACAAATTATTCCTTGCCCTCTTCCTCGTCGTCCTCGGTTTCCTCTTCGTCATCATCCTCGGCATCCGGTTTCTTACCTGCCGGTTTCTTGGCGTCCTCCGGCTTACCTTGCACCGGCTTGGGTTCACCAAACGTCACCCCAGCTTCCTTCTCCATGCCCATCTCCTCCTTGCGAGTGTCCACGTTGTCCTCGTAATCTCCGCCATTCTGGGCGACGATATTCGTCTTGGTGTCCAGGCCGTGCATGACGGATAGAACGGCGGCATTCACGTCCTTGCTCGGGTCAACCCAGGGCCATCGGCGCTCTCGGAACAGTGGGTTATTGATGGAATCCAACTGCCCGTAACTAATTCCAAGCTCGCCGGATAGCGCAGCCATCGGTAGCCATTTGTCGAATACCTCCTGCACAAAGTTACGGATTAAATGGCCCTGAGTGCCCTTCCACGTCTCCTGGCTCTCCAGCTTGCCGCTACGCATCGAACTGTAATTGGCCTCGCTTAAATCATTGGTGAGCGTGGCATAGTCGATGTTCAAACCCGCCGAAATGCCGTAGAGGGTCCCCCTTACAAAGTCAGGGAATACCTGATTGGGATGGGTGGGATTATATGGTGTGAACGACATCCCGGCGGGTAGCTCATCAAAGGCTCCTGGCTCAAAATCATTCAGCGTATTGGTAATCTTGTTACCGTCCTCATCCACGCTGGTTTCCTCATCGCCTGCAAACTGCTCGCCTCGATCTGACTGAAACCACCCGCCTTTCTCCGCGCCTGCCCGTGCTGCGATAACCTCCGCCTCCTCGTATTTGTTGAGGAAGTGCATCCGGGTCATGGCAGAGGAAAACCACGGCACTCCGATGGATTGATTGACCCGTTCCTTGACGTAGTAAAGGTGGATGTCGGTTGACGGAATCCTCTCCCTTTTGTGCCGGTTTCGACTTAAAGTATTGCCGGGGTGATCGGTAAACATGTGGTATGCCGTTACCCTGTTCATTGAATTCCGCTCCACACCCATGAAAATCATGTTTCCGTTCGGTGCTATGCCGGTGTAATTAAAGTCAAGCTGGTCGATCTCGATTAGCTCAAGTGCAAACCCGAAGTCATTGTCGGCCCCCATGACGGGACGCCAAAAGATACCGCCATCCCTGGGCGTTGTTCGCATCACCATATTCTGCACGTCGACCCATCCGTCCTCCTGATTCAATGTGCAATTCTTCTTTTTGCCCCACCGTTTCCATGCGTCCTCGACTCGCTGGTTTGCAAGTTTGTTCAACCCGCCACGGCTATTCTTGGCCTTGTTCTGCAGGCTGATACCGTCCGCACCCAGCACGTTGTTGCTCAATGCGTTCAGGTATCTTCGAGCGTAATCGTTATCCCTCTCAAGCTGGCGCGAGCGAGCAATCAACTCCGTCAGGTAGCCTCGAATACTCTGATCGGCTGATCCACTCATGGTGCGCCAATCCCCGGTGAGCCTCGTTACCTCTCCTCCGTGATACCTCATGGCGGATTGAGTCCGCTTGCGTCTGGTATGCGTCCTGGCCAATCCAACCGCAGCCAATAGGTGATCTACTTTTGTCATCGCGGGTTTACGAATCGCGTTAGGATTTTACGCCGTCGCCCCCCGTTATCCTCACGGGAAACCTCGGTCTTGAAATAGTTCCTGATAAATATCAAATCAGCATCGCTTTTGGGGGTGAATGACCGGCCATTGATTGAGTAGGAGGCATCGTCCCTGGATAACCTGCCCGATAAGACTGATTCAATCTTATCGAGCATTTGCTGCGCGTAGGACCGCCATTCAAGGGTTGGATTGTCGTCGAACTTCGGCAAGACCTTGAATACCGAACGGTAAACCTCATGTTTCTCAAGGGTGGTGGCTATGTCCACCACGTAACCCAGCATCAGGTAATCCCCACTTACCCAGTCCGCCGTGGTGGCAGCGGTTTCGCTGATCTCATGGTCAGTCCCGTCGGCGGTTGCCTGAATGTTGATTGGTGCAGCCGAAGCACTATGCGAGCGGAAAGCGTAGTGAAGCGTCCATTCATCGGCGGGGAAGTCCGGTAACGCCCGATCAAATCGGAGCGTCATACCGGATTGCAACTGAGTTGGCTCTACTTTAGGTATGTCAGCACCCATACCTACAAGTGAATTTCACCCACAAATGGGCTAGTCAAGAAATGAAAGAAGCCTGAAAACAGTTAAAGCCACCCTCGCTCCAGGCATTGTTGCCTTGCGATAGCAACCGCATGGCATAGGTTTAACGCGGCTATGGGGTGTTCAAATTCCTCCTGATCTTTTGTCAGCACATTAACCGACCACAGAACATCGGATTGGCGTGTCGGCCCATAGACAAGCGAGCAGCAGATACCGGCTTCGGCCATCTGATCCAAAAGTGCCCTCAACATACCGTCGTCTCTCGGGAATGAATCACCGTCATAAAGGCGCTCGCTGAATGGCACTTTTCCATACCACTTCTTATCGCACTTCAGCTTTTCCGCCTCAGCTATCTTAGCCATCATCCATTGCGTGTAGGAAACGAGCTTTGCTTCGATTTTGTTCAGTGCGGATTGAATCATATCCCTCTCCTCATTCTTGGCTTAAATCGCCGTAGTCCAACCGCTTTGCCGCGAGCCATATTTGATGATGGGTCGGCTTTTCTGAGGACAACGCCCGGCGCATCCTCTTTCTCGGTCTCCTCTTTATGGGTTTGCGCTTTCGCATACCTTGCGCTCAAAGCCTGCCAGTTGGGATTCAACTTGTCCAGCGCGGCCATCTGATAGGCCATTAGGTCCAATGCCTCGTTCCTATCCCGGATCTTTACCCACTC